GGAAGCACCACCAGTTCTAAAAATTATTGAACCATTAGCGGAGTTACCTTTGGCTTGAATAGAGGTCAATCTAGCTCTTCTAGTAGTTGGAACCATCTGCTCTGTAGCAGTCGAATGTTTTACCGACTGATCTGATGTAAAACTTCCTCCACCCGACATTTATTATCCTGGGTTAGATGTTGTTAATTGTGGTGCATTATATTTATCAGTTAATAAAGTATAAGCAGCAATATTTGTTTTTGTTTTACAAAAAATTCCTGCAGGAAATAAAATTCCATCTTCAGGAAAGTTAAAATTAATAACGTCTCCAGTAGGAACGTCTGCTTGAAATAATGTAGTTCCAGAATTTGATGTAGTAGTGAGTTCAAGAACTCCTGCTCCTCCACCATCTGAAGCTATTATAATTCCTTTTAATCTTACTGGCGGAGCTATAACTGCAGAAGCTCCTGCAGCAGCATCTGATCTAGTAGCTTGTATGTCGGCTTTTACTGCCATAAATTCTCCTATTTAGTTGTGGCTCCCGAAGGAGCCACTAATTATTTATTACTGTGCATCAAAAGGTGTTGCAATTGTTCCGTTACCAAGTAACTGACCCTCTACAGCATATAAGTTAGCTGCGATTGCAGTAAATTTGATTCTTGAACCTTTTAGACCACCTGTTGTAGCGTTAGATCCACCAGCTTCACCATTAAGGTTAACTTCGTTATCACCGGTTGAAACTTGAAATTGTTTACCAGCTACTGACGCAGTAATACCGACTGTAGCAGCACCAACAAATTTGTCATCTGTACTAGCAGTCTTGATAGTTCCTGTGAAATTATCAATAAAAAGAATTTCAAAAGTTGTACCAATTGTGTTTGCGTTATTTGGATCGCTTCCTGGTCCTGCAGAAGCAGAATCAGAAGTTGAAACGATTGCAGGTAAAGTTATTGCAGTAGGTGTCCCTGCAGGGTCCATTGTTACTAATCTTCCCGCATGGTCAGCAACATTTAAATCTGTTGCTAAAGTGACAGCTTTTACTGCAGCTGGTCCTAAATTAATAAAACCATTTTTTGATCTGACCGGTCCGTCAAATGTTGTATTTGCCATAATATTCTCCTTTGTATAGCGTTAATTTTGTAGTCTCTATACCGTCTGCCTAGCCAGTCTACAAAATAGTTTTTTCTAGGTTTTTATATTATACACAATAAATGTTAAATAATAAAGATCATGGCTTAGAATATGAAAACATATTGAAACTAACACCATATTTGACTTTTTCTTCTCTATGTCTTTCGCAACCATGCTCTAAAAAAGAAGAAAATAAAACAAATCTACCCTCTGATGGTTTGATCTTTTCTTTTAAATCTGGAAAATCTAAGGTTTGATTATGGTCATTCAAATATAAAACTCCTGACCATAGTGAAGGTGCATGATTGTGAAATTTTGTTAGTCCGCCAAAACCCATTGAAAATCCCCAAGACTCCTGAAGTCTGTATGTACCTTGATCAAAATTATCATCCACTAAATCTATAAATCTTGTCAATAATTCAAGAAACTTAGGATCATGATTAAAATAATTCCAAGATGTCATTTTATCTTTGATATTAGTTTTGAAATTTAAATTGTGTTCTGTTTTCACACCCTCATTTATCGCATTGATAAAGTAATTTGAATCTACATTTATTTTACCTGATAAAATAAAACAATTTCTTTTAATTTGTCTTTCGATATGTTTTTCAACTAGCATGTAATAATATATTTCCTGATATACCTATTCTAATTTCTTTGCTTTTTACAAAAGGATATACCATATGGTTTAATTGAGATGGAAATAAAATTAAAGATCCTTCATCTTTATAATCTAATATTAATCTATGTCTTATGGTATCTCCCACTATACTATTATAACTAAATTCAAAAATAGATTCAACGGGTATTTTTAACCAAATGCTATAAGATAAAACACCATCATGAGTATGTATAGGAATATATTGATTTTCCTTTTGATAATTAATCCAAGGTCTTGCAAACATCAAGGGTAAAGGTTTATCTAGTAACTTAATATTTTTTAAATAGCCAGGGTATTGTTTCTGATAAAAATCTACTGCTTTGCCAATAAATTCTTCTAGTTCTTTTAAATACTTATCAAAATGATAATGTTGTACAACATTTGGATATTTATCTGATAATCCAGAGGACCAGTCACGTTTGGTTTTTAGATCTAAAGCCTCTTTTAAAAGTTTTTCATTTAACTCTGTGGGTAATGATGTTTTTATAACTCCCCAATTAGGTAGATCTAAATTCTTCATTAAGTTGTTAAGTATCACAAAAAAAAGGGCAGTGCAAATTAATGCACCGCCCTTTAATATTAATACTTTCTAATTAGTATTAGCTAGTTGGTAATTTTCCGTTACCAAATATACATCTTGGATCTGAGAACCCAAAAGAGTATCTTTCTCTAGCTTTAAATCTAACATTTCCAGTATCGAAGTCACCTTCAATCGCAGTTTTGATTGGCGATCTAACGAAGTGTTTTAATCCGTTAGGTACGTCAGTCAATAAGAAGAATGAGTCCGTGTCAGTTAAAAAGTTATTTACTGAATAACCTTCTGGAACCATTCCCATTGAAGCGATTGCGTTGATATCGTTATCAGCAGTTGAAGTTCTTTGAGGAGACTTCATCAATCTCTCAGCAGTAAATTGTAATTCTTTTGGAATTATCATTTTTCTACCTTGAGCAGCGATTCTTAATCCTCTTTCATCTACAAATCCTGCGATGTCGATTAACGATTGCTCTAACGAAGTTTCGTTAAGATCTGCAGCTGTAGTTAAACGGTTAGAGAATACACCACCAGTTGCTAGTGGGTGTGATGTGTTAATTAAAGACACACCGTCACCACCTTTAACAGTAGTTACTTCTGCTTGGTTTAACACGTTTGCAGCTTTTACTTGCTTCGTGTTTGACATAGATCTTGCAAGAGCTCTTGTGTATCTTGCAGCTAATCTGTCATATAGATTGTCTTCGATTGCTTCTTCAGTGATAGCAAATGCTAAAGCGATTGTTTCGTGATTGTATCTTGCTGTGAAAGTTTCACCCGCTTGATCAAACACTACTCCAGCACCTTCTTGTTTAGTTGGTGCAGAAGCGAAACCACTTAACATTACTTCTTCTTCAAAAGCTCTGTCAGATGTTTCAGTTACGTAAATCTCCGCATGTTGATTTTCGTATCTGTTATACTCAAGTCCGAATAGTGCATTCAGACCTGGCTCTAGTTCTTTAACTAGTTGTGCTCGTGATATTGCCATAATCTTATTCTCCTATTATAGACCTGTTCCACCTTGACGGTAGAAGTGATTGTTGATTCTAACAAGAATATTAGCGTTTGATGTCGAAAGATCATCATTCTCTGGATCTTGCGATATATCAATTGCTTGTACTGCAAAAGTACCTGCAGTTCCGCTAACACTTACGTCTAGCATTACTTCAGATATTCCTGTCGTTGTATTTCCGGTTGCCGTAGAAAGCGAATAGTTTCTAAATAAATCCGCTTGTGCAAAAGCCTCATCAGCATTCATTAAGAATACAGCATCTGGGTCATCTACTACGAAAGCTGTAATATCGCCTTGCGTAGGTGTGATTCCACCCGGATAACTGTTTCTGAATGTAGGCTTCCCACTTGTTGGATCATTATAAAAACATCCGTTAAAAACACCCACAACAGCATAAGATGTGTTTCCAGCAGCTCTAGTTACTGTACCATTTGTTAATGGTCTTACTAAATCTCCTTGGAAAATAGCAGTTGCACTGCCACTTGCTATCTTATATCTGTTTTGAGCTCCTACTAATGGTGTACCGTCTAGTTTTCTGTAAGGTCTTAGACCAAACTTTTCTAGTTGATTTGCCATAGTTATTTTCTCCTTAACAGTTTATTTTAATAACCCAGCAGCAATAACAAAAAAATTATTTTTTGCGACTACCACCAAAGGTCACTTTAGACTGTCTATCAATATTGATAGGCATGTCTGGGTGCTGTTCCTTCATAAGATCATTGTCCACAGCGTTCATTCTATCTTGAGTAATTTTATCAAAATACTCAGCACGGGACACTAATATCTCCTCTGGTATCCTTGCCAGCACAAGGCCTCCAATCCCTATACACCCCTCGTATCTTCCTTCAGTATAGAAAGGATATTTGTTTTCGCCAATCTCTTCTTTGATTTGATCGACTTTAACAAACTCCCATCCTTCCCTTAATTTTTTAGATACATTAGCTGTATCTTCAAAACCTTGAACGGTTGTACGTATCCATCTGTGTGCGTACCCGTTCGGTGCAGGTGGTGCATCCAAACTGGATGGTGGAGTCCAGGTTTTCTTAGCTTCTTTTGAAGCTTTGTTTTCCGACTCCCGTGAAGTTCTCTTAATTGTACTCATTTATTTATCCTCCTTCACGTATCTAGCGTATTCCTCTAGTGGCACATTTAATCGTTTAGCTATTGCTACCTGTGATTTTGTGAGTTTCACAGTTCTGCGTCCTTGTTGGCTACGACCAGCCGAAGCTACCGTTTGGACGGGTTTGGTAGTTTCTTTTTTTGGCTCGTCTTTAGCAGCATCAAAACTATCAGGAAAATATTTCCTTAGTCTTGAATTAACTTCATTATAATACTCATCACTATCTACTTCAATACCCTCTTGAGAAATATTGTTATGAATAGTAATAGCAGCATTAGTCATGACTTCATCAGTTCCAAACCATGAGTTCTCCTCGGCCCACTTCTTAGCTTTGGGAGTAATTTGTGGCATAGATTCTGATTTTCCGCTGTTTGAGGTATCAGCCTGTACGTTTTTTTGTTGTTTGTTTTCTTCCGCAAGTTTCTTTTTTTCTTCTCGATTAGCTATCTCTAATCTAGCTTTTTCTTTCTCTACAGCTAATTGAGTTAACTTATCATTCGCCTCCATCATTTTAGAAGCATCCTGTTTTTCGATAGCTTGTTGAAGAGCTACTTTGACCTGTTCTCTTTGAGCATCTACTCTAGCATCTAGTTCCTTAAGATACTGTTCATCAGTAGTGTTTAACTTTCTAAGATTAGTGTCAAATTTCTTTTGCAAACCTTGTGCAAAATCAAGAGCTGCTTTTTCTCTTCCTCTCT